ATTACCCTAGCGATAAAGGAGCGTCTACAGCGCAGAGAGGAGGTGTCAGTAGCATCTACTACTCGGACAAGGGAGTACGTCATAGAAAGGCTATACGAGGAATCCAAATCTGGCTCTGGCTCGGATGCATCGAGGGTCAGGTCACTTGAATTGCTAGGTCGATCGTGTGCAATGTTTACAGATAAGATTGAGCAGACCTCGACACGATCATCTGAGGATGTGATGACTGACATCGAAAATAAACTGGAGGAATTGCTCGAATCGAATCCAGAAATTGAGAGCGTTGCATCAGGCATATCCGACTAACATGACTATCACCCCATAAAGGTTTTTTGATCTGGATTTCTGGCTCGACCCCCACCCCCCTTTTCAGGATTAGGGTACTTGTCCGACACACACACACAGTAATCTGCACATTGATAGAGTAGTTTTCACACCCCCCCTACTATATATAGCAAAATGCAAGCTTTTTTGCGCAAAATATATTTTTTTTCTAGGAAAAGGGTAGGATTCCTAAGTTTTTTTAAAATTATGTTGCAATTTTTGTGAAGGGTAGGTATTTTGTTATAATCTAGCTAGAAGTATATACTAAGTAAATGTATATACTTATCAAAGATACTAAGTCAATTTACTAAGTAATAGTTATTTTGTTTAGTTACTAAGTATATTACTAGACTTAGTAATACTAATTATGAATAAATCCGTATTACAAAAAATTAAAAACCTTCCCCCTAAGTATCGACAGGAGTTTGCCAAGATGATTGGTGAACTTGATACCGCTATTCGTACTGAGAAAGCTCAGAAAGAGTTTATGCCCTTCGTAACTGAAATGTGGGCGGCTTTCATACATGGGAAGCACCATGAAATTATGGCTGATGCTTTCGAGAGAGTCGTTAGAGGTGATCTGAAGCGTTTAATCATTAATATGCCACCGCGACATACTAAATCGGAGTTCGCTTCTTATTTGTTACCTGCATGGTTTTTAGGTCAATACCCTGAAAAGAAGATAATTCAGACTGCACACACAGCAGAACTGGCAGTAGGCTTTGGCAGGAAGGTAAGAAACTTAGTAGGCAGTAAAGATTTTAAAGAGATTTTCCCTGATGTCAGTTTGCAATCAGACAGTAAGGCGGCAGGTAGATGGAACACTAACAAAGGTGGCGAGTATTTCGCTATCGGTGTTGGCGGTGCAGTAACAGGTAAAGGTGCAGACCTTCTTATTATCGATGACCCCCATTCGGAACAAGAAGGTGCTAGTGCTGATATTAATGTTTTCAACCGGACATATGAGTGGTACACCTCCGGTCCTCGTCAGCGTTTACAACCTAACGGCTCAATCGTTATGGTGATGACAAGATGGCACAACAAAGACCTAACTGGTCAAGTAGTTGATGCTAGTATAAAACGTGGCGGTGCAGATGAATGGGAAGTGATAGAGCTTCCAGCAATCATGCCGTCAGGGAATCCTCTTTGGGCAGAGTTCTGGAAAATGGAGGAACTTCAAGCACTTAAAGCTGAACTGCCTAATAGTAAATGGATGGCTCAGTATCAACAAGACCCTACCTCAGAAGAAGGTGCATTAGTTAAACGAGAATGGTGGAAGTCTTGGGAAGGTGTCAATCCGCCTAAATGCGAGTTTGTTATTCAAAGCTGGGATACGGCTTTCCTTAAAACGCAACGAGCTGACTATTCTGCTTGTACTACATGGGGAGTATTTTACAAAGAAGATAAGCAAGAAGGTTTAATAGTACCGCACTTAATACTACTGGATGCTTACAAAGAAAGACTTGAGTTCCCAAATTTAAAAAAGAAAGCATTTGAAATGTATAACCAATACAAACCAGATGCTTTTATTGTAGAGGCTAAAGCGGCTGGATTACCATTAATCTTTGAATTAAGACAAATGGGTATTCCTGTTCAGGAGTATTCACCAAGTCGCGGTAACGATAAGATATCAAGAGTTAATGCAGTATCAGATTTGTTTGCTTCAGGAGTTGTATATGCTCCTGCTACTAGATGGGCAGAAGAAGTTATCGAAGAGTTTGCTGGTTTCCCTAATATGGAACATGACGATTTAGTTGATAGCACTACGCAAGCTCTGTTAAGATTTAGACAAGGTGGGTTTATACCTATCGACTCTGATGAAGAAGATGAACCTTTGGAACATAACAAGATAGCTGCGTATTACTAATGAAGATATATTTAACTACATATAAAGATAAAGGTGTCCAGTATGCTGGACCAAACATTCATGCTTATACTTTAAGTATGGCTGAAGAGATAGCAGAGATACATAATCTAACTATATCTGGAGAATTAACTGATGTGTATCCTATAGACGAAGCTCTAGAGGAGGAGTTGTTTATGCATGAGTTTTTTCACGATGTTGATACTGAACACAGAACAATACACTAGGATTTAATATGGCTATAGAGAGAAAACCAGCTACTCCAGTAGAGGGTACAGTAGAGCAAGACTCGGAACAAGAAATCTCAATAGCGATTGAGAATCCTGAGTCTGTAGCTATTGAAACAGAAGATGGTGGTGTAATAATAGATTTTGATCCCAATGCAAGCAAAGTGCAAGATATGGGTTTTGATTCTAACCTTGCAGAGTTAATGGATGATAGTAAGTTAAATACAATAGGGAAAGACTTAATAGATTCTTATACTGGAGATAAAGAGTCTAGAGCTGATTGGGAAGAAACTTACACTAAAGGACTAGATCAACTAGGTTTGAAGTTTGAAGATCGAACTGAGCCGTGGGCAGGTGCTTGTGGTGTATTCCATCCTATGATGAGTGAAGCAGTTATACGTTTTCAATCTCAGGCAATTTCTGAAATGTTTCCAGCTCAAGGTCCAGTAAGGACTAAGATTGTTGGTAAAGATACTGTCGAAAAGACAAGACAAGCAGGAAGAGTACAAGATTACTTAAACTATCTGCTCACTTATCAAATGAAAGAATACAGAAGTGAAACAGAAAGAATGTTATTTTCTTTGCCATTGGCTGGTTCTGCATTTAGAAAAGTTTATTATGATCCAACATTAGGTAGACCATGTTCGTTATTTGTACCAGCAGAAGATGTAATAGTTAATTATGGTGCAAGTGAACTAGATACTTGTGAACGTGCTACTCATGTAATGAAAAAGTCATCTAATGACGTAAGAAAAATGCAAGTTAATGGATTCTATAGAGATATAGACCTTCCAGCAGGATCACCAAATACAAGTGACATTGCTAAGAAATATGACGAAATGACTGGCGATGTTGATACTTATAGCCTAGATAATCGTCATATATTACTTGAAATGCAGGTTGATCTTGATCTTGAGGGATTTGAAGATACAGATGACGAAGGTAATTCAACAGGTATAGCTTTACCTTATGTAGTAACTCTGGATTATCCAAGTGGCAAGATTCTTAGTATTCGTAGAAATTGGTACGAAGATGACCCACAAAAAGTAAGAAGGATGCACTTCGTACACTACCAATACCTTCCGGGCATTGGGTTCTATGGCTTTGGACTAATTCATATGATTGGTGGTTTAGCTAAATCAGCTACCAGTCTATTAAGACAGTTAGTAGATGCTGGTACATTATCTAATCTTCCGGGTGGTCTAAAGGCTAGAGGTCTTAGGATTAAAGGGGATGACACTCCTATCATGCCGGGTGAGTTTAGAGATGTAGACGTTCCGGGCGGTGCTATCAGAGATAATATTACTTTCCTACCTTATAAAGAACCATCAGCTACTTTATATTCTTTATTACAAAATATAGTAGAAGAAGGCAGACGTTTTGCAAGCATATCCGATATGAAGATATCAGATATGAATAACCAAGCACCAGTAGGCACTACACTTGCATTGCTTGAAAGAAATATGAAAGTAATGACGGCAGTTCAAGCTAGATTACATTCATCGATGCGTAAAGAGTTTGATATATTAGTTGGCATTGTAAAAGACTTTACTGATCCAGCATATCCATATGAAACAGATGAAGAAGAAACAATTAAAGCAGAGGACTTTGATGATAGAGTAGATGTATTGCCTGTATCTGATCCTAATGCTTCAACAATGGCACAACGTATTATGCAGTACCAAGCGGCAATGCAACTGGCTACTACAGCACCACAAATGTATAACTTGCCAGAACTGCATAGACAAATGCTAGAAGTATTAGGTATTAAAGATGTAGAAGATATTGTTCCATTAGATGATGATGTTAAACCAGTTGATCCTATTAGTGCTGTATCTAATCTTATTAATGGTAAGCCTGTTAAAGCGTTTATCACTCAAGACCATGATGCACATATACAGACAGTAGCTTCTGCTCAACAGAATCCAGAAGTACAGCAACTATTACAACAGTCACCTAATGCCGCATCTATTGCCGCAGCAGCATCTGCTTATGTAAATGAACATCTAACTATGAAGTTCAGAAAACAAGTAGAGATGGAGATGGGTATTGAGTTGCCACCAGAAGGTGAACCAGTACCTGCTGACGTTGAAAAGAGAATATCAGAGCTTGTTGCTGAAGCGGCTAAGAGAGTTACAATAACTTCACAAGCGCAAGCAGAGCAACAAAGAATACAAGAACAAATGAAAGACCCATTAATTCAAGCTAAACAACAAGAGCTTGCAATTAAACAAGCTGAAGTACAAAGAAAAGCTCAAACTGATCAAGCTAAGATTGCACTTGATACAGCTAAAGCTACTGCTAATAAAGAGCTTGAAGAAAAAAGAATATCTTCTCAAGAAGAAATTGCAGGTATGAATGTAGGACAGCGTATTGCTAGTGATCTGCTTGCAAATCAGCAAGAAGATAAAAAAGCAGAGCGTGAAGAGTATATGAAAGGTCTTGACATAGGAGTAGATATAGCAAAAGATATCAGTAAGAATGACAAATGATATCACACAGCAATCACTTTCAGTATTCCTAAAAGGAAGATTAAGAGAGTTGATGAATCAACACGCAGATCATATATCAACAGGCGCGTGTAAAGATTACAGCGATTATCAAAAAATGGCTGGAGTTATCGAGGGTTTAGCTCTCGCAGAAAGAGAAATGTTAGATTGGGCAGAAAAACATTTAAAACAATAAGGAACTCGACCCTTAAAGTCGTGCAAAAAATATGACAGCAAAAGTAGAAAAGATACCTACCGAAAAACCACCAATGGATTTAGACACTAAGAGTCAACTACCAGAACCTAAAGGCTGGAAGATATTAGTGGTAATGCCACAGGCTAAAGAAAAAACTGATGGCGGCATTATTAAAACAGTTGAAACGCGAGATTTGGAAGAAACTGCAAACATATGCGGATATGTTATGAAGGTTGGACCAGATTGTTATAAAGATGAGAGAAGATTTCCTAGCGGAGCTTGGTGCAAGAAGGGTGATTGGGTAGTATTCAGAGCTTATTCTGGCACTCGTTTAAAAATGTATGGACAAGAGTTTCGTTTAATTAATGACGATACTGTGGAAGCAGTTGTCGATGATCCTACAGGAGTGGTGAGAGCATGAGCGAGAATAACCAAGAAGTGCAAGCAGAAGATTTAGTAGATAACTTAGAGGTAGAATCTACACAAAGCAATGAAGATAAATTCTTTGGAGTAAAGACAACTATTATTAAAGAAAAACCAGAAGTTGAAGTAGAAGTTGTAGATGATAGACCTGAAGCAGATCAAAGACCTGCTAGACAAGAAACAGCAGAACAACCAGCCGATGATGAAGCTGTAGATAAAGAAATATCAGATTACAGTAAAAGAGCTGGTGAACGTATTAACAAAATTAAATATGAGTATCACGAAGAACGTAGAGCTAAAGAATCTGCTTTAAGAGAAAGTAATGAAGCTGTAAACAGACTTAAAACTATGATGTCTGAAAATGAAAGACTTAAAGCTATGGTAGATCAAGGTGGAGAAGCTCTCAATAAGCAAGCATTAAACAATGCTCAATGGGCAAAACACAATGCTCAAGCTCAGTTTAAATCAGCTTATGATGAAGGTGATGCAGATAAAATGGCACAAGCACAAGAAACTCTTGCTAAAGCTACAATGGCTGAACAGCAAGCATCTAATTATGCTCAGTCATTACAACAACAGGTAGCTCAATCAATACCTGAACAGCCACAAGCACAACCGCAACAAAAGCTTGATCCAGATATGGAAGCTTGGTCACAAAAGAATACTTGGTTTATGAATAATTCAAATCGAGATCATCAGGAAATGACTGCATATGCAATGGCTGTAGATACAAGATTAAAGAATAGAGGCATTGATCCTGCAACACAAGCTAAAGAATATTACAGTGGAGTTGATCAAGCCATGCAAAAAGAATACCCACAATTTTTCGGTGTAGCTTCTAGTGAAAGTACAAATCAAATAGAAGAAACACCAAAACGACAACCATCAAATGTTGTCGCACCAGCAACTAGGTCTACTGGTAAAAAACCTAGATCAATACGACTGACTCAGACACAAGTTAGGATCGCCAAACAGCTTGGTATATCGCCTGAACAGTACGCAAATCAACTCATACAGGAGAGTTAAAATGTCAGAGATTAATGACAATAAAGCACAAACATTGGAAACAACCTCTGATGTAGAAAAACCTGCAACACAAGAGCGTGACCCTAGAGGTATTGACAGCCGAGAAGCTGAACAAAGAGTACAAAGTTGGGATAACCCATCAAACCTACCTAGTCCTACCCCACAAGATGGATGGGTTTTTAGGTATATTAGAACTTCATTATTAGGTAAAGCTGATAATCCTAATGTATCTAGAAAATTTCGTGAAGGCTGGAAACCTTGTCGTTTAGAGGATCATCCAGAATTACAAATCCATATGATGGACCATGATTCAGAATGGGCAACAAAAGGTAACGTAGAGATTGGTGGACAGTTATTATGCAAGATGCCAAAAAAACAAGCGGAAGCTAGAGATGAGCATTTTCAAAACATAGCTCAGACACAGTTGGAATCTGTAGACAACGCATATTTTAAAGATCAAGATTCTAGAATGGCTACAAAGCAAGTCTTTGAACGCAAGTCTAGAACATCATTTGGGAGTGATTCTTAGAATTACTTAATTTTAAATTTTTTTGACAGGAGATTATTATGTCAACTAGTGCAACTCCTCACGGAGCAGTACCTGTTGGTTCATTAGTTTCTTGCGCATACAATGCTAAAGTTACCCATTACAAAATCAAAAGTGCTTATGGAACTTCCATATTCTTTGGTGATTTTGTAAAATGGGGTGACGATAACCCAAATACAACTATACAAAAAGATACAGGCACAACTGCTTGTACTCCTTTAGGTGTATTTCTCGGATGCGCATATACTGATCCAACAACAAAACAGTTCACACCGAATCAATATTTCCCCGCATCAACTGCGGCAAGTGATATTGTTGCGTATGTGGCAAGCGATCCATATTTGATTATGCAAATGCAATGCGATGGTGCAGCAGACCAAGACGATCTTGGTAAAAACTGCGCTGCCGTGCAAACAGCAGGATCAACTTCTTTTGGAAGAAGTAAAAACTCGGTAGATATATCTACTGTAGCAACAACTAACACACTACCTCTTAAAATCATTGACTTTGTTGATGGTCCAGATAGTGCTGTAGGTGATGCTTACACAGATGTATTAGTAACTTTCAATGCAGGGCATCAGTTGTTAAATTCAACTGGTATCGGCTAACCATAAGGGGAATTAGCAAATGGCTATTTCAAGAGCGCAAGAGCTTAAACAACTCCTTCCGGGTTTAAATGCCTTGTTTGGAGATGAGTACACAAACTACGAAAATCAACACGAAGAAATCTACGCATCTGAGAACTCTGAGAGATCATTCGAGGAAGAACTCAAGTTGTCTGGATTTGGTGCAGCTCCAGTTAAAGATGAAGGAGCATCTATCAATTATGATACTGCTCAAGAATCTTTTGTGGCACGTTACACCCACGAAACTATTGCGATGGGATATGCGATTACAGAAGAAGCA